AAACACGCCGGATTAGCTCAGTGGATAGAGCAGCGCTTTTGTAAAGCGAAGGTCAACGGTTCAAATCCGTTATCCGGCTTACTCGATCACATCTGGGGTTTCGTCAGCCGCAGGGTCATATTCAGCTTCTTCCAGGAGTTTGAGGACGAAGTGGTACATGCGATCACATACCCACTTCAGATCCTCATCGGGGACGTTGCAAATGATTGCATCCAGGTGGAGATCCCTGGTCGGACGCTTGTAATGCTCCCCGATCAACTCAAGAGCACGATATCGACCGCGATTCAAGTCCCCTAACATCTCACTCCAATGCGATGGCAGCTGCCACATCCTCATTGCTCTCCTTAGTCACCTTTGTCTTAAGGATAGCGAGAATCTCGAGTGCACCTTGTACCTTCAGGTACCCTTCTTTGATACTCAGGAGAGCAGTCTCTGTAGTGCGAATGTCAGATGCCAAGGATTCTTGTTGGGCGACTAAACCCTTTTCAAGCTCAGCGATTGATTCCAGCATGGTCAGATCTGATCTCCTGAAAGTTTAGTTCAATAAATCACTTTTTTCTGAAGTTAAGCCAGCACCAGCCGTTGGCACCGCCACCGTAGAAGAAGCGGGGGTTCATGTGTTTGAAGCTGTACTTGACGTTTTTACCGGCTGACGGGCTGGTGTCAGCCCAAGTGCCGTTGACCAGATCAAGCCTGCCGTAAGGGTCGTTGACTAACCAATAATCTGGGCCATATCCATGAATAACCACAAAGTGCCCGCCGCCAGCAGGAGCAGAAACAGTTCCATGATGAAGAATACCGGCAGCAACAGGGAGTCCTTGATCGATTTGCTCCTTAACATCACCTTCATCAGCGCTTTGCGTGAACTTAGCAGCAACACCTAGTTCTCTCAGCGCTTCAAAGTGAGGCTCGCGGTAAATCGTATCGCCGTTCTTCAGCACATACTTCAGGTAGTCAGTGTCATCCTCGATCCCTGGGACATCAAGGTACTTCAAGCACATGGCAATAGAGCTTGACTGACACTGGCGCCAGCCCTCTGGACCATTGTCTTGTTGGTAGAAGTACGGGAAATCGCGAAGCTGCCTCAGATCACCTGTCGTGGCATACACATCAACGCCCGTCTCAGTCAACAGACCGTCCCAGTGGGCATCGTAGATCCACCATTTACCCATGCCGAAGCCCAGCTCCAGGTAGGTATGGCCGTCCTTGCGATCCAAAATCGTGCACCCTTTAATGGTTCGGCCCTGGTAGCACTTGGCTTTCTCTTCGTTCGGTAGCTGAGACGAAGAAGCTGTGGACTTCTTAAACCACGTCTGCTGTTTCGAGGTGATGTCAACCATTCCTGTTTTGGGTTTAGGGGCGTCTTGGTTAAAGAGTTCTACTTCTGCAGAGCGACGGCGAGTTAGACCCTGGAGAGGTCCATTAGGTCCTTTGTTCCAGCGGGGCAGCTCTTCAGCAGCGACAACACTGGGGTTTTCACCAGCATTGAGACGGCGTAAGAGAGTTGAGTCGCCGAACGCACCGAGACCAACGTTGAATGCGAATGAAACCAGGGCATCAAATTGGCTTTGATTTAGTTCGACCTTCAGGACTCGCTCAATACCCTGCTCAAACCGCTCCAGATCGCGCTTGAGGATGCATTCAGCCTGTTGCTCGGTGACACGCATGTCGAGCGTAACCTCAGGCCCAGTATGCCCATAGCCGATCGTTGGAATACCGCTAGGACACAAATATCCCTTTAAACGGATGCCCTCGAAAAGCTTGATTAAATCTACGCCAGCTTGAGATGTCTTCACGTTCGAAGCAATATCTCAATACATCTTAAATGTGTTATGTCCCTCTACGGAGGAGGCTTAGTCGTCCGCTTTGTAGTAGGCGTGGTCCGTATCTGAGGGGGATTCGGCTTTTTAGGTTCTTCTCTACGGCTAATCCCATAAACCGCCAAAACACTGGTCACAAGCGAAGAGATGAAAGCAGCATCAATCTTCGCGTAACCCATGTAACTAGCCGTGAGCATTGCGAGTGCCCAAGTCAAAACACCTGCTGGGACAAGAGTCGCCAGAACATCACGCAAAGATGTTGGGTGTTTCTTCACCATATCTTGTACTTTCATACATCCTAGCCCGATGTAGAATTTTTATATTACGAATTAAATAACATGTGGCGCTTATTACTTTTGCTAGTTTTAATCCCTGGCGCTGCAAGAGCGCAGTCAGTGACCCCGAACTTCACACAAGGTTCGATGACTTCGACTACAACAACGACGCAGACGATAAGCGAAACAATACAAATCAAGGTTTACGGTGGAGATTACCGTGGCGTCAGTGCCGACAACATGACTCCGAGCGGAGATCTCAATTCTGCGTCAACAACTTACACCGTTACCGATTCGACCAAACCCTACTCACTGGAGGTGACAACACGCAGCGCAGGCATCGTAGAGCAGACGGACATCACACGTTCAATCACTACAAACAGTACTACAAACTCCTTATCGGTCTTCTCGCAGTAGTCTGCTTAACTCCAGCCAGAGCACAGGAAGGCGGGACGACAGCGATCGCTAATCCGGTTGCTACTTCTTCTGGCTCAGTCAGCAACCAGGCGGTGCAAATCAACCAAGGTAGCTATAGCCAACAGGGTTATGGTGGCGGCCATACGTGTAACTCCAGCACCCTTGTTTTAACGCCGTTTTACCTTGGAAATGATGTCAATAATCCAGAAGCAGCGTACATTCGCAATCAGAATTTCGGGGCGCAGGTCAGTTTAAGTGTCCCGTTGGATTTTGAAATGGTTAGGCTATGTAAGGACCTCGCCAAAAGAAAGCTGGAGAAAGAAAGATTAGATTATGAGCTGGTAAGAATCTTGAAATGTGTAGAAATTAAGAAGGCAGGATATACGATCCATCCTTCTTCACCTTATGCAGGCGTCTGTGCCGACGTAGTTCCCATCGCTGCCGTCCAAAAGTAATAGGTTTCTTCTTCCGCATCTTATCAATCTTCTTTACGGAAGCACTAATAACTGGCTTAAACATAAAAACAAGCCGCTTAAATAATGCTGTTGCAGTCAATGTTGCTGTTACACTGATCACCGAAGTAATCGCTGCAGCACTAACAATCTCTGCTCTTGGTACCGGAATCTTTATATCTGTTCCCGGTAAAGTAATAGTAGTGGCTTCAGCTAACTGTGGAAGATCCGATTCGGCGGGCTTTTTATCAGGTATTTGGTATTGCGGTACTTGGACTCTTGGCGCTGGTGCCTTTATGGGTGGCACTAAGGTTTCAGGGGGCTTCTTATCCTGATCGTCGTCCTCAGTTGCCTTCGTATTTATACGAGAACCGCCGCTAAAAGTACCATCGGCGTAAGGGTAAACAAGAGGCGTATAAGAAGGAACCTCCGCCCTCGGAAGCTCCAAAACAGGAGCCTGCAAAGGCAGAGGTTCAGGTAGTCGTGGTGGAACCAGAGGGACGACTTGAGGAAGTCGTAGCGGCTCCACGTTTATGGATCAGGACTCAGCTTCGCCGCCTTCATCAGCCTCGGCAGCCTCTTCCTCGGGTGCAAATTCCAGAGTGTCAACAAAGTTGTTGATCAGATTTGCAGCGAAAGCGATGAGGTTACCGTCACCCGAAACACGAGCACTGGCAAAAGAATTGATAGCAGAAACGAGCTCAGACTTTTTGCAAGCCATGAAAATTTAGAAATCTGAAATTAATTTAACACCGTTTACCAAGGAACACCAGCTTCGTGAGTGGGGGTTTCCCGCTCATCAAGTTGCCTGCTCAGATTTGCTTCCATAGTGGCGACATATTCATCACCACCAAGGGCTTCTTGCGTCCATTCCAGGACCTTTTCTTGTGTGAGATCAGCGTACGGAATGAAATCGGAGGGATCAGGTGCACCAAAACCGACAGAGCCATAAGCGCCTGCGCTGAGCACTTCGCCATCAGCAAGGGTACGTTCGGCATTAACGCTCCAGTAGGAGCAGTAAACAGCACCATCGGCCACGTGTCGGTCAAGGTTGTTGATTGACCAAGTATAGGCGTCAGCCATAAGAAAAGTAATTTTCTTTTATTTTAGTTTGAGAAAACTTTTAGTGAGTAGGACTACTAGGCAATGCCAGCATCACTTAGACGCTGCTCAAGGGTTTCGATGCGCTCCATTGCTTCCTGCAGCGCCTTCACTGCTTTCATGTAGAGCACCGAGTAAGCAACTGACTTGTAAGTCTCGTTTGTCTCTTCGTTTAATCGTTCAATGACAAGACCTGGACAAACTTGTTCCAGCTCCTGAGCAACAACACCAATGTGCCTGCGTTCAGGATGGGCGATCAACTCATATTTGCGAACTTGAATAGCCTTGATGTCATCCCATTGAGATGTGGCGTCTTCAATGTTCTGCTTGAATTTAATATCTGATATACCTGTGTAGCGGTTGTTAGTGTTTTCGCAGTCTCCGTCACCTTTGACGTGAAGTTCTCCACCTTGGCCATAGAAAATAGCAACATCGCCACCTACGCCAACGTTTCTAGAAGTAACAAAATTTCCTGCGCTTGTACTAGACCCACCGATTGCAGTGCCAAAATTACTGCTATCTATAGTTCCGGTGGTGGTGCTGATCCATACTCGTCCGTCTTGTCGAATCCTCATCCGCTCCGTCGGGCTGCTCGATCCGTCGGCAGTAGTGGATAGCACTAAACCGCCGGGCATGTCGGTTGTATCTCCACCGCTCGACGGAGTGCCGTCCACAAAAGCGTGGATAGATGCAGCACGCTGGAATGGAGTAGTTGCAGCGCTGTTGTAACCGTAGAAATTGATTTCACCAATTCGATCATTAGCACCTAATGTCGAAGGAGATGCAAAAGTCCCTCTTGCGTGGTGCAGTTCTAATGCGGCTGACCACGAGCCTGAATCTTTATAGGTATAAGCCTGGATTATTCCAGCTGCGTCATCTCCAGCGAC